AGAAGTTTGATAAAGCTGGGGCACCAAGAGATTCCTGAAAACTCTGTAGTTCCCTGAATGAATCCTCATTATAAAATGACGAGTCAGACTCTAGGTCAGCGCTTGTTGTCCGTGCTACCAATTCATTCTGATTAAAGTAACGGTCTTGGGACTTAGACATCTAAATAAAACTATGACTTCTACCATACTATGTATATGAGTTTTTATGGCTTATAAAGGCAAATTTCGTCCAAAACGACCTAAGAAGTATAAAGGTGACCCAACACAGATCATTTATAGATCACTTTGGGAAAAGAAATTCATGGAATATTGTGATCTGACGGAAAACATTAGTCAATGGCAATCTGAAGAATTCTGGATTCCATATAAGAGTCCATTAGATAATAGAGTACATAGATACTTCCCAGACTTCTTTATCAAATATAGAGATGCACTAGGAAAAATGAGAAATGTTGTCATTGAAGTTAAACCAGCAAAACAACTCAAAATGCCCAAGAAGAACCCCAAAAAGAGAACTAAATCATGGGCATATGAAGTACAAACATACGTTGTTAATCAAGCAAAATTCAAAGCAGCAGAGGCCTACTGTGCTGACAGAAAATATGAATTCAGAATCATGACAGAAAAAGAACTAGGAATATCATGATCGCAGAAGAAATCCGTCAGGCAGCTGGCAAAAAGAATAGAAGTGGAGACTGGTACGTTTCTCAATTAGAAAATGCCTTATCAAGTGTGCAAGAAGATAATGTAAGTCTTAGTGACACAAATGGGTTTGAAGAAGGTGGCATGTACTTCTTTTCATATGGTGTAACACACCCAGATAGATATGAATTCTGGGACGTTCAACCCTTAGCCGTTGTAATGAGAATTGATAGTGATGGGTGGTTAGGATGCAACTTACATTATATAAATCCCGACTATAGAGACTCCGTTGCAAATGGCTTACTAAATAAAGGTACGGTAGTACCTAAAAACAGTTTACATAAGTACCATTATTCTGGTATTGGTAACCTACATAGAGTACCTCATGATGAAGATTGGGCAGGAATATCACTCCTACCTACTGAAAAATTTATACATAAAAGTGGCCGAAAATACCCCAAACATAAAGCATACAACTGGCGTAAATAATGGCAACTACCATCAATTATCAAACTCTTCAGGAACAATATAACGTAAACATCACTGGTGATCGTGTTGATTTTAAAGAAGGGTATGTCACAGCTCTGGTAACTGACTCAGAGAGTGGCGATGAAGTTTTTATTGGCGATGAAGTAAAGCAAGGAAAACCAAACGGACGAATAGAAAAATATAAGGTATTTCATAAGAGTGGCGAAGAGGTCATACTTGTACCTGTTGATGAGACTGGTAGAGAATTGCAAAATAGAAACCCATTATACAAGGATGGAAAATGGGATAAAAATGAAATAACTCCAGAAACTATCAATGGAGCTCCAAACCCAGAATACTTAAGTGCAGAGAAACAAGCAAAGCATGACATACAAATAAAAAATGCAGTAAGAAGACATAAAGCCGCTACAGGAGAACCACGCCAAGCTTGGGAAAAAACTACAAATGCTCCTGATGAAATAGAAGAAAGTTACAATGACTTTGGTAGTTGGAAACAAAACGAAGTAGTTAATAAGGAAGTTGCCAATACCAGAAATGAACAAGAAGGCAATATGTGGTGGAAGACAGTAAAATCTGGCTTCAGTAAAGTTGCTACAGGTGTTTTTAGATCACAAGTAGAAAACAGGTTAAAACTCTTTGGTAACTTTCTTGATATAGTTACACCTGGCGGATATGGTAGTGGTGGTCAAGAACAGGCCGAAAGTTTTGCCAAAGGATTTGAAAATCCTGATGACATAATGTTCAAGAAGATTGTGAAATATCCTATGGATATGTCATCTACTATGGATCATATGTACTTCCAGTGTTACTCATATCAAGCCCCATATGCAGCAACTACTGGTGGTAAGTATGGTGCTGATGGTATTAGTGGCAATCCTGCATCGAACGTAGTTAACAATGTCATAGGGGGAAAAAGAAGTGGTTTAGCCTATGGTGCAGCAAGACAAACTCCATACAAAAAGAAATTGGGTGCTGGAATTAAACTACCTATGCCTAATCAGATCCAAGAATCAAATAAAAGAGAATGGGCTGCTGAGGAAATGAATACTCAAGCTCTAGGTGCTATCCAAGGATCAAGTAAAAGAGCATGGACTAGTTGGCTCACCAATGATTTCTTAGGAATGGGTGGCCCTATGAGAAAAATGTCACAACAAATGGAGATGGTGTCACAGAAGAGTGGTAGGACTCAGATGATGGCAAACCATATAAGTCAACTAGCATCCAAGATGGGAACCGAAGTTAGTCCAGAGGATATCCTAAAGAGAAGTGTAGGTATTGTAGCAAACTCAAACACAGAACTTTTATTCACTGGCGTAGGACTTAGAACTTTCAATTACTCATGGACACTAACTCCAAGAAGTGCTTGGGAAGCTCATAACGTAAGAATGATCCTCCGTGCATTTAAACAATGGTCTGCACCTAGAAAATTAAAGAAAATGAATTCTGGCATTTTTGATAACTCAGGAACAGGTAAAGCTGGTGGCCCTTCATTATTTCTAGGAACACCAAATATATTCAGACTACGTTTCGTAACTAGTGGTAATAAAGATATCCTTGGTCTACATAAATTCAAACCATGTGCATTAACTATGTGTAATGTTGGTTATACACCCGAAGCAAGATGGATGTCATATGAAGGTGGTATGCCTACTTCTGTGGAAATGCAATTAACTTTCCAAGAATTAGAACCAATATACAACACAGATTACAGTCCTGATGTTGCTAGAGGGAGAAAACATGATCCAAATAAAGATGGTGATACTGGCGACTTAATGCCTATCTGTCTAATCAAACAGAATGATCCAAATAGTTCAGACGTAGGTTACTAAAATGCAAGGTTATTTTTCATACTTCCCAGATTTACTCTACGTCTCTCGAATGACCGATAGGTCATCTAACGATGAATATGTAGCTGTAAAAAATATCTTCAAAAGACCTAAAATTCGTGACGATATGATGAGTGTCGTCACTGCTTTTGCAGACTATATGATTCAAGGCAACCAAAGGCCAGAAGAGGTTGCAGAAAAAGTATATGGAGATCCTCGTTTTGATTGGGTTGTCCTTATTACAAATAATATTACTAAAATAAGAGACCAATGGCCTCTTACTGATTATGATTTTAAGAAATATGTATTAGACAAATATGGTAGTGAAGAAAAATTAGCAGAAACTCACCACTATCTAACTGAATTGTTTATAGATGACTATGCTAGAGTCGTACTACCCGAAGGGTTAGTAGTAGACTCTAACTTTAATTGCAGTTATCTAGAAAGAAACAAAGTAAGACAAGAAGAAGTTGAATTAAGGGGATCAGTTCAACTAAATGATATGGCCTCAGTAGATGATGCAGGTACAGTTAGAGATAGTAATGGCAATATAGTTACTCACGGTAACGTATTCTCAATTACTAACTACCAGTATGAAGAAGAACTAAATGATGCCAAAAGAAGAATAAAAATACTGAAAGATGACTTCTTAGATACTGTTGTAAGTGATATGTCTAAAATAATGAAGTATAAGAAATCTTCTCAGTTTATTTCTAGAACAGAGAAAGTAACATATAACCCAAGACTCAGCGGACAATAAAATCCATTGCTATTGAAATTCTTTCCTTTTCGGAAGTATGTTCTGTAGTGTAATGTGGAACATATGAGGGGAATATTGTAAATCTTCCAGCAACATTCTCTTCTACTATTGGATCATAACAAGTACAAGTCTTATCACATTGTACTATAAAATTGGCACTCAAATAACCATCATCGTAATGATGATGTTTTTTTATGGATTCTCCTTTTCTAAGAACGTTCAACCAAGCTCGTACATGAACATCTGAGATGGGAGGGTTTCCTAACTTATCATTATACTTTTGGAGAGATTCCAATGCCCATATATGTAACTTCTGGGTTTCATGTGTATACCAATCAAACAAATTATATTGCAACGACCTAGTGGAAACATGATTCTCGTTCAATCCAGTAGTCCCACTAGTACCATCCCAAGGTAACTTTAAAAGTTCCTTTTCTTGTTCTAAACAAGTCTTTGCCAAAACAGGCAAAACTATAGGAAGATCAACCACTCCTATAGCAAAATTAGTGCCGAATTTAAGTTCCATAGACAAAAAAAAGAGACCCTTTCGGGTCTCTTATATAGTTAACTTTCTGCTAACTGTTGGAAGTACGAAAGAGCATCGTCTTCATCTTCCGTTGTTTGATTCGTTGCCGCAGCAGCGATCTTTTCTAACTCCTCATCAACAGGAGCCGCCACCTCACGATGGTTGTCCTCATCAGCAACCTCTGGATCCTGATAACGTAATGAACCAGTTGGTAGTTTAGAACCAAGAACTGTGTCAAGACGAGTCTTCAGAGCCTCATATGGTTTGAACTGATCTTCAGCGGTGAACTCACTGAGGTCGTAGATCTTATTGTAGATCTCCTCTAGCTTCTCATCATCATCTAATAGTGCCTCAACCTTACCGAACTCTGAACTATCATAGTTCCAGAATCCTGCAACCTGTTTAATCTTCAACTTGAAGTTAGCACCTTTCCAGAAATCAAAAGGATTAATTGGTTCTTCATCCTCAAACTCTGGTTGCATAGAAGCAGTGATCTTATCAAAGATCTTCTTACCGAACTTATAAAGGAATACTCCTCCTTCATTCTCAGGATTACTTGAATCCTTCACAACATAAACGTTTGCATAGTAAGAAAGCTTACGCTTCTGCTTACGTGCAATATCTTTATCAGACTCTCTACCACTATTCCACAGACTCCTGTTAAGTTCACCAACAGGGTCATCTTTACCAAGTGTAGTCAAAGAGTTTTCAATATACCAACCACCAGGCCCTTGAAAGGCATGACTCCAAACTTGTGACCAAGGAAGTTCACAATTAGCATGTGCAGGAAGGAATCGAATAACTGCGTATCCGTTACCTGCCTTATCTACAGCTGGTTTCCAAAGACGTTCATCAACATTCTTACCACCTTTTTCGTTGAGTTTCTCAACTTTTTT